CTCACTGCGGATTGGGGATGCTTGATGAAACTGAACTCGACACTATCCCGACTAATCAATATCAGAAGGTTGACATGCCGGTCGCTACGCCTCTACAACCGCTTGCTGAGGTCATTGAGGGTAAGTTCAAGGTGATGGTTCCTGATGGCGCTGGAAGCAAGGTTTACAGTTCTCACCAGGACGAATTACAGTGGCAGGACAACTTCTTTGCTTTGATCAACAAGATCGCTGACAGCAAGAAGATGAATAATGAGGAGAAGAATGCCAAGTTGGCGTCACTCTTTCGGGTCAACCACGAAACCATCAATAACTTTGGCGGGGTTGCAGCCATTGCATTCAAGAAACGCTGTCATGACCATGCGGTCGAAGGTTATATCGCAAAAAAGGTCGTGACTCTGGATGCGGAGGAAGACGTAGTGTTCGATTGACGCAGACGCAAGCAGTGCTTGAGCGTTTGCAGCAAGGAACGCTCACGCAACTGCAAGCCTATGCAGAGATTGGTTCAACAAGGCTCGCAGCCAGGGTCGAAGAACTAAGAAAGCAGGGTCACACGATCGTGACACACACCATCAACCGTAATGGCAAATCCTTTGCCGAATATCAACTAGTGAGGAAATAAATGGCTTTTGAACAGCAACAAGGCAGTGGCGTACTTTTCACCGTGAAAGAGAAGAAGTCTGACAAGGCACCCGACTGGTCAGGCAGTTTCACCTGCGATCAGGCTTACAAGCCAGGTGATGTGATCAAACTGTCAGCATGGACAAAGCGTAGTGCTTATGGCGATCTGATCTCGATACGGGTGAATAACTTTGTACCAGGCCAGATGCCACGCCAAGGACGTGAAGTCAGTTCGCATGACGATGACAGTGTTCCGTTCTAATGCTCTGCCCTAAGTGCGCTGAAAGAGGTGAGCACAACGATACGATCATCCTAGAGACACGCCGGTATGGCAGTAAGAAACCGGCTAACGCTTGGGTGACACGCAGGCGACGCTGTGTCGCTTGCTTGTATCGATTCTCAACGACAGAGGTCATTAAAGGCGCAAATGACAAAGTATGGGACGCTGCATTGCGGGAGGATATGGCATGACAAAACTGACAGAATCCCACATGAAGGTGCTTAAGTATCTTTCCAAGCGGAAGACTGAAGCCACTTTCAAAGACATTCAACTAAAAACCATGCTTGGTATTCCGACCGTCAAGTACGTCATTCGTGCGCTTCTCCATGATGGATACATCAAGAAACGATCAGACAGGCTTAATCGCCCGACAGAGCGCTACTACACTTTTGCCAGTTGGGAACCAGTCGAGAGAGCAATCATCAACAATCCGTTTCGTGCAGGTGTGCCATGAGTGAGATGAGCAGGGAAGAGATGCAGGCCAAGATGGAAACATTCTATGCGCTAACAAGAGAGTTGCGAGCCATGCTGGCAAGAACTGATCACAAACTCAGAGTCAGAGAGATGTTCATCCATGCTTTACTTGATCCCGATGCTTTTGGCTACAGCGTAGAAGACAGCGTCAGGGAAGAGGCTTGGAAAATCCTGCAAGGAGAACGCGATTGAGCAAGCTAGGCAAGACAAGAGGTGCTAGTTACGAGCGAGAGGTCTGTAATGCCCTCACAGAGCGTCTAGGAACGAAGGTGACGCGTGTACTAGGGCAGGCAAGAGATGGCGGCTCAGACATCGATCTAGGGCCGTTTATGATCGAATGCAAGCGTCGCAGGAAGATCGCACTCTACGAATGGATGGAACAAGCCAAGGTTTCATCCAAAGGCGAGAAAGTACCGGTTGTGATTTGCAGGGCTGATGGTAAGGAGAGTCTAGTGATCTTCAGACTTGACGATGCGATCACGCTCATGCAGAATGAATTGTGACTCCGCTGAATCTGCCAGTAGGTTAAGCGCTTGAGGCAAGCGAGCAGATAGCCTCATCACGTTGTCTTCCCCTGTGAGTAAGTGGATTTTACCCCGTCCTAGCGACGGGGTTTTCTTTTCGCAGTCTTTGCGGATTCTCGAAAATTCTTGGCGGTGGGGGAGCCTTTACTACCTGGCTTTCTCATCTTCTCGCCAGACCCTGCTGCAATGCGAGCACGTTTAGCATGAATATTTGCGTACAGTCCTTGTTTCATCTAACACCTCCAGCGTCTACGGGCAGCCTTGCCTCTAGGGCCAGACCATGATCGTGATCGAGCACAGAAACTCTTCTTCCTAGCCTTTTCTCTTGGCGACGAAGGGTTAGGTGCAGGCGCTTGCAGATTGGAGCCTGTAGCCCTGTTATAAGCCTTCCTGCCGGCCTCTGTCATGCCACCACCTTCAGCTACTGACTGAAAGTGCCTTCCTTTGCCGCGGGTTGTCTTTGCAATCGGGTTTGCCATGCTTACCTCATCATCAGTGCTTCAGCTTCTCGACGCTTCGTCAACCCTGGAAGCACTCGGCCAGCAGCCTTGTTCCACTTGCGGCATTCAACCGCTGCACCCTCCCAGTCGCTTGCGTCAATGCGTTTCTTGAAGGTAGAGATTCTGTAATTACCCAAGCCACAGTTATAGGCCCAACTGATGACTGCGGCAATACGTCTTGGGCTTGCAGAAAGAAGCCGTGGTGAGAGTTTTACCAGTCCGGATACGAAGTGCCTGACATGCTCCTGAAGGGCAGTTTCGGCCTGTTCTTTTGACCAGACAGTGTATTGCCTAATATCACGACCAGTAGAACCATAGCCAATAGTCCAAGGGTCGCCACCAGTAGCGGGGTCAGGATAAGCACAGCAACCACCGTCAGGCAGCCTTCGAGCATAGCCTTCAAAGGGCTTGATGAGTACGTTGACGGCAAGCTCAATCGCTTCATTCACTTGTACTTCTCTATGCTTCTTCCAACAAACCAGAAAGTCAGCACCATGGTGAACAAACCAAAGTCATCTTCATCCCAACACTTAACAATCACTTCATGCCACGGCGCATTGCTTTGAAACGCCATAACAAGCGTAGCCGCCTTGACTGTCGCATACATAAAGAACAAAGCCCAAGTAATGCCTGGACGAACCAGCGCTGAGATGCCAGCCACAAACCAACCTGCTGCTTGAGCCGTTTGACTCTGTTCTTCAAAGGCCGCTTTGATGGTATCAAGTTGCTGAACACTGTAGTCAACATACTTCTCCTCCATCTTAAAAGTGCCACGCATCTTCTCAAGATCAGTCTGCAACTGGAACATGTTGAGTTCATGCTGGCGTTCGTTCTTTTTGTCCAAGAACTTCAAAACTTCAGGGGCAAGCCTGAACAGGCCACCAAAGATGGAACCAAGCAAACCACCGCCAAGTAGCTCAAACATCAGTGATCTCCGTTCTTGTTAATTTCCTCACGGGCTTTGCGCGACTCTCGCTCAATTTTCTCACCGCGCAACTGTAGTACTGTTTGCAACTTCTCATCCAGCCGAATCAAATCGTTATCCAGCATTCTGACCCGATCAATGAGACTAATGACAGATTTTTTGGCTTGGCTCAGGGTTGGATCAATCTCTTCAGTTGACCACTTCCAAACATAAAAAACCAAGTAAATCAAACCAACTACGGCAATGGTCGGAAAGCCATACTCCTCAACCAGTTTGCCGAGATTGAAGTCCATCAGTCTTTCCTGTTGTCCTCTTTCTCAGCCCTTGCCAAGCGCCCATAATCAGGCTGCAAACCAAGACTGTGGGTTACTTTGACATCAATCCGTTGAAGCTGTGTGTTCATCGTCTCAATGCGCTTTTCAAGCTGCGTGACCATAGTTGCCACACTGTTGACGCCACTTGTAACACCAGCCAAAATAAATTTCAGCGTCAAAAAAACAAAGTAACCACCAACACAGGCGGCGGCAATAGGCAAGCCCACAGAATGAACAAACACAAAAAGGTCAAGGCTCATGATTACGGCTCAACAGGCCACTGAATATCCCAAGGGAAACCTCCGCCAAGTAGTTCAAACATGATTACCCCCTTGCGGTAATTTGATCTGCGCCTTTCTTGACCGTGACTTTGCTGCCTTCAACGTCCACTTGCATGGGAGGCTCAGCACGGTCTAGCTTGTCAAGACGGTGGATCAAATCTTTGATGACCTCAAACTCAGGTTTTTCTTGCTTCGCAGCAGTGCCAGCGATACCGTTGAGCATCTGGATAAGTGCAGTGAGTGAAGCGCCGAGCAAACCCATCACAGCGGCGATCTTTTCACCTTCTAAAAAGAGGGACGCGCCAACACCCACGAGTACAATCAGGAAGATGTATAGCAGCCCATCTTCGCCAATCGCTTTTCCAGCAACTTCTTTGGCTGAGTCCTGAGCCTTGAGTTCCTCAAGCCGAATCTTAGCTTGCGCTTTAAGGACTGCTAACTCGTGAGTCTTATCATCCATTACTTGTTCAGAATCTGGTCAATGCGCGAATGCGCCTTATCCGTTGAACTATGCAGCACTTCAACCCTAGCTTTGAGTTCTGCCAGGTCTGATCGAATTGCTACATACGCACCAAAAGCACCGGCAGCAGCACCAATCAAGGCTTGTATGACTACTGAAATCGAGATTTCCATACCTACAGCCCCTCTCCTGGCGTGATGTAAACAAAACCAGTGCCGCTTGAAACAATGCCTGAAACGTAAAGCGTAGCCTGTGCAGAGATTGCAGCCTGTGGCACAGAGAATATTTCAGTGGAATTGTTATGCACCACAATGCCATAGTCTGGCGTACCTGACACAGGGATAACAGCAGCCTGACCTGTCGTTCCTGAGAAACGTATGAACACTTCGCCAGCAGTGCCATTGTGAATACGCACCTGGTTGCAAGGCGAGTCAGCATTGACTGCAACTTCCGCTGATGTGGTCGTGAGGTTTAACCGATAGGTCTTGCCCATCGGTTGGAAAGCGATATTATTTGCCACCTTTGCTCCCCCATTGCTGCGCAGCCGTCATGGTGCCATAGCATGGTGCGCCATTGGTGAACTTGGGCTGAAAGTTGGGGGTGACTTGCTTGGCAACGGCGGGGACTTCCTTAACCATCACCTTTTTGCTCACGATTTTCATGGTCGTCATCATGCTTTGTTTCCTTCATTAACGATGGCAAAAACACTGTGATAGCAAAGATGAGCAATGCTGCAAGACGCTCATACGTCGGCCCCCACATTGTCCAACAAGCGAGTGCAAAAGTCATTGATATTGCTAGCAATGTCAAGACTCTTGCTACTACTAACTTTAAAGAAATCCGCACTACCTTCAAAAGAAGATTCGCATCCATGCTCAGCCTCATGGGTTAATTAAGGTTATCTAGTCTACCTTAACTATCGTCATCTTCATCATCGTTCATAAAGCCACTCCCCCATTCGGCATCACTCGCTTTCAGGCGTATGGCTTCTAACTTCAATGCTCTGTCAATAATCTTTGACTTATCGGTTAGGCTTGCTTCAGGGTCTGCCATGACTTCAGCCAAGAGTTTGCTGATCGCAGCCTCCAGGTCAGGGTTTATACCCATTTGTTTACGCTTCATCGAGTCATGCGGCGCTTTGGCTTGCGTTCGACTTCACGCGCTGCAGGAATGCGGCCAAGAGCACGTTGCGCTGACAACGAACCTGCCACTTCATTGCGTCCAGCCTCGGCAGCCTGTGCTTCCTGGCGCTTCATCTCTTTATTGCCTTCAGCTTTCATCATGCCATCGTAGTTCATCGCATACCTCTCTTGGTTTTACGCGCTGTGGAATAGGCTATTGCAGCAGCCTGCTTGACTGCCGCTCTCTTACTAGCAGGACGGCTTGTGCCAATCTTGCCACTATCTTTGAATTTACGCACCATCTCGCCAATGTTGCCGGAGATTGTCTTTTGACTGCTACCTTTCTTAAGGGGCATTTGTCTCTCCTTCAGGGACTAATGAGCCTGCTTCTGCGGCAAGAACATTACGAGCAAGCGTCATGATCATGCCTGGTCTTTGACGTTCAGGCGCTGCTAAAACACGGCGAAGTTCATCA